AAGGTAGCTAAGAACGCCCACGCTCGCATCACCCAACTTTGCGGGCTCGCAGAAAAAGGAAAGATTGCTCCCCTTATTATGGTGGATAACGAGAAGATTAAAAAGCTTTACCCGAAACTTACGGTTAAAAAGTTCTGGACCACAATCAACAACACAGTCGCTGGTTTGTTCCACGTCTTCAACGTCCTGGCAAACCAAGACTCAGAGTACACAACCTTTGATGCCACAGACTACGACAGTATCATGAAGCAACCCGGCTGTATGATTATGGGTGTAACCAGCGTCAAGAACCTTGAGAACGAAACCGCTGTCTCAAGTGCCCTCAAGAAGAACCTAGAGAAAACACTTCTCGCTGAAGGTTTTGATTTGACGACTGCCACAGGTGCTGCTTGTATTGTTGTTGGTAGCGAAGAAATCTTTGAAGAGACTGTCGGCTTGATGGACAACATTGAGTTTGGTTTTGATACTTTGGCTGCCTTGACTGGTGGTGCTATGGTTCACCGTGGCATCTATGAAGACGATAAGAAAGATAAGCTTGTAACATATACTTTAGTTAGTGGACTCAAACGACCAGCTAAAAGAATTGAAGGCTTGAAGAAATTTTTAAAGAAGTAATATGAGATTATTATTTGTACTACTGTCATTCTCCTTGACTGCCACTGCTGGCGAGGTCACTGAATTCAAACCTCGCCCGGCAGCAGTTGATGAGGGCACTGACACTTATGTTGGTATTTTGCTGAGCGAAGAAGATTTTCGTAAACTCTTACAAGACAAAATAGATATTAATGCAAAAGTTGCAGAGTGTGATGTAGATAAAAAAGTTTGCACGGAACTACAGGGTCAGTACAAATCATATATTAACAACCTCCACGAGGCAATTAAGAAAGACAACACCTGGTTTAAAAGAAACAAGGGTGCTCTTGGTCTTTTGTCTGGTATTGTTATTGGGGTAGGAACTTCTATCGCTATTGTGAAGGCGGTACAACCAACACAATGAAGACTAAAAAAGACCCAAACTATTTAGCCGCTGTCGAGAAAGCCATCACCGAAAAATACGGTAAAGATACAGTTCAAGATTTTCGTAATCAATGGCAAGAAGACAAAGAAAAAGATTATTTAAAACAACTTAAAAGGTTAACTAAGAAAAATGATAACCTCTCTTCCACAAAGGAAGAGTTTGTTGTTGGTGATATTAAGATCACTAAACGACGATCCAAGCAAAAACAGGATCGTACTTGTCCTGTCTGTAAAACATATTCATTTTCCAGAAGAGACGACCTATATATGAATAGGTTTAAATGCTGTCACGACTGCTATCTAGATTTTGTTATAGGACGAGAGGAAGCATGGAAGAACGGCGAACGACCTACAGATGAGCATATTGAATATGCCTTAAGGAGAAGAAAATAATGGCTACTGTCCTAGACGTAATTAAAGGTTTGAACCAAGCTGCTGCAAATGCATATGATGGCGCTTTAGATGAAAACGGCGATGCTTTGAAGATTGGTCTCAAGCGTGAAGAGGGCGATCCAATTATTGATAGTCGCCTTATCGATGGTTTTAAAGTTCGATTTGCTGGTCCAAAAATGATCGTAACTTATCAGAGTGAGATGCGTCTTGATGAACTTCACCCTCGCAACCAGTTTGAAAACGAGATCAATGCTAAATTTGCTGACATTGTAAAATTCCTTAAAAAAGAATATAAAAACATTACCAAGGACAGTGTTACTTTAACAGAGGACTCTGACGCTGAGATAATGGTACAAACAACCTCACGAGTACACACTTGGGTACAGGCTCACAAACAATATGCAGTTGGTGGATTCGATGGGGTCGAATCAATTCGCATGGGATCTCAAAGATCGATTGACCGCCGCAACAAAGATTACCACAAAAGATTTTTAGATTATCTGGACAAAGCTTCTGATAAGCGACCATCTAACGATAAAGCACCTAAGAATCCAGAAACTCCAGAGGGATAAATGTCTCTTAATAAGAAGGAGATGATGGCGGAGATTGTCCGCTGTGGCAAAGACCCGGCCTTCTTTTGTAAAAAGTATGCTAAAATCTCTCATCCTATGAGAGGTTCAATTCCCTTCGACCTGTATGACTTCCAAGAGGAAGCCTTAAAAGATTTCAAGGACAATCGATTTAGCGTTATCTTGAAAGCTCGACAGCTAGGGATTTCGACTACAGTGGCAGCTTATGTTGCTTGGATGATGCTTTTCCATAAAGACAAAAATGTTTTGGTAGTGGCGACTAAGCTTGGCACGGCAGCTAACCTTGTTAAAAAGATTAAAGCCATACATAAAAACTTGCCCCCTTGGTTAAAAATTTCTGATATATCTATTGACAACAGGAACTCGTTTGAGTTATCCAATGGATCTCAGGTAAAAGCATCTTCAACTTCTGGCGATGCTGGTCGTTCAGAGGCACTGTCTCTTCTTGTTATAGACGAAGCTGCGTTCGTTGAGGGTATTGATGAGCTATGGGCAGGTCTTTATCCTACTCTATCAACTGGTGGTCGATGCATTGCTTTATCAACACCAAACGGTGTTGGAAACTGGTTCCACAAAACATACACCGAGGCAGAAGAAAATAAGAACGATTTTCATACTATCAGACTACCCTGGAATGTTCACCCCGAACGTGACCAATCTTGGTTTGAAAAAGAAACAAGAAATATGTCTCGGCGTGAAATCGCACAGGAGCTTGAGTGTAATTTCAATGCTTCCGGTGATACAGTAATCCACGGGGACGACTTAAAATTAATTCTAGAAAAAGTCATTGAACCAAAACACAAGACAGGATTTGATAGAAACTATTGGATATGGAAGGAACCAGAACCACAGAATGAATACATTCTAGTTGCAGACGTTGCCAGGGGAGATGGTTCGGACTTTAGTGTGGCTCATATTTTTGATACTCAAACAATGGAACAAGTAGCAGAGTATCAGGGCAAAATAGCACCAGATATGCTTGCACCTCAATTATATTCTATGGCATCAGAGTATAATGATGCTTTATTGATAATAGAAAACAATTCGTTAGGTATTGGTGTTTTAACTCGAATGCAAGATTTAGACTATAAAAATTTGTATTATAGTATAAAATCAACTCACGAGTATGTAGATGAAGTGTCTGCTCAGGCGCTTGGAGGCGTTGCAGGTTTTACTATGTCTATGAAAACTCGCCCACTTGTTATTGCGAAGTTTGAGGAATTCGTGAGAAATAAACTAATTACTATTAATTCTATTCGTCTTGCTAATGAAATCAAAACATTTGTATGGCACAATGGAAGACCGCAAGCTATGAGGAGTTACAACGACGACCTAGTGATTGCCGCTTGTATCGGTTGCTGGGTAAGAGGGACAGCCCTAACGGCGAATCAACGGGAGGCAGATTACAAGAAGGCACTATTAACGAGTATATCCGTATCGTCTACTAAACTTAATACTAAGATACAAGGACAGCACGGCTTTAAAGGTAATCCAACAACTTTTAAAGGCACAGACGGAAAAACTCACGACCTAAATTGGATCATTAAAGGATAAAAATGGCAGATAATAATAATAACTCAAATAACCCAAGAAATGTTCAGTCTCCGTTATTTAAAAGACTGACACGCCTTTTTAGTGGCCCGATGGTTGATTACGATCGCCCCGCTGTTATCAGATCTAATAGAAGAGACATTACAAAGTACACCTTTACAAGCAGTACTGGTAAAGAGTTTAAGAAAAAAGAGTATCATAACCCATTTAGCGGTTTAACTAATAAGGTTTTGTATCAGCGCAACAAACAGATGCGTTACACAGACTTTGAACAGATGGAATATATGCCAGAGATTGCATCAGCGTTGGATATTTACGCTGACGAGATTACTACTTCCACGGCTTTTAACCCTCTGATCAACATTGATTGTCAAAATAGAGAAATAAAAGATATATTACAAACACTTTTATATAATGTTTTAAACTCCGAGGCGAACTTGTTTGGTTGGGCTCGTAGCACTTGTAAGTACGGCGACTATTATTTGTATTTAGATATCGATGATAAGTTGGGTGTTACAAACGTTATACCACTCCCAGTTCGTGAGATTGAAAGAATAGAAGGAACTGACCCTACAAATCCAAATTATATTCAATTTTTCTGGCAAAACGCCGAGGGACAAACAGGGGTAACTTTCGAAAACTGGCAAGTATCTCATTTCCGTGTTTTGGGCAATGATAAATATGTACCCTATGGAACTTCAGTTCTAGAGCCATCACGACGAATATGGCGTCAGCTTACATTGCTCGAAGATGCAATGATGGCTTACCGCATCGTTCGCTCTCCTGAGCGTCGAGTATTTTATATTGATGTTGGTAATATGGCAGCAGAAGATGTAGAACAATACATTGAGCAAGTAAAGACTCAAATGAAACGAAATCAGATTGTAGATGAAGATTCGGGTCGAGTTGATTTACGCTACAATGCTATGAGTGTAGATGAGGATTTTTATATCCCAATTCGAGGTGCTGCAAGTAATACAAGAATTGAAACCCTGGCTGGTGGACAATTTACTGGTGATATTGATGACGTAAATTATTTGCGTGATAAACTTTTCTCAGCGCTTAAAGTGCCAAAGGCTTATCTTGCACAATCTGATGCCCAAGAAGATAAAACAACATTATCTCAGAAGGACATACGCTTTGCGAGAACTATTCAAAGACTTCAGAGAGTCATTGTTGCAGAATTAGAAAAAATTTGTATCATTCATCTTTACACGTTGGGTTATAGAAATAACGATCTGTTGTCTTTTAAATTGACTCTAAACAACCCATCCAAGATCGCTGAACTGCAAGAACTTGAACATATGCGAACTAAGTTTGATGTTGCTGGTTCTGCAACTGACGGGTATTTCTCAAAACAGTGGGTGTATAGAAACATCTTTAAGATATCTGAAGAGGAGATGGACAGAATTCAAGTTGAACAATATACAGACGCCCTATCAACAGCAGCAATAGAACAAGCTGGTACCGCACCTGAAGGCGGGGAAGGTGGAGATCTTGGTGGCGACGACCCACTTGGTGATCTTGGAGGCGACACTGGTGGCGATGCTGCTGCTGAACCCGAAGCCGACGATGCCGCAGCCGATGACGATCCACTTCTTGCAGAACCGGATGCATCTCCTGGACAAAGAGACGACAATGGCTATATGAGAGTAAAAAGCCCAAAATGGAAACAGGGTGCCCGCCGTCGTAGTATGAATGGTGCTTATAATAGAGAAGGGGCAGGTTCGTCTCGTCGGGCACTATATAAAGGGTATGGTGAAATGAGCGGATTAGCTAACGGCATCGCCAACGAGGGGCAAACAACAGAAGAAGATTTAATATTTGAAACTCAATATGATATTAAGCAGTTAATACAACAATTGGAAAATAAAGATGAAGGTCAAGCATAATAAAAAAAGAAATACAGCTTTCTTATACGAGGCTCTTGTTAGAGAGTTGACGAAGGCAGTAGTAGAAAAAGATAAGGCTCGCACCCAAACAATTAAGACTATCCTTAAGGAACATTTCCGCAGTGGTATGGTATTGTTCAGTGAGTTGGGGTGCTTTAATGCTTTAGCCGACAAATCTAGCCTCGACCAATACACAGCCGAAAAGATGGTTTTTCGTGCGAAGAAAGAATATGATCAACTTGACCAGCAAGATATTTTCAAAGAGCAATCAGCCGTAATTAAAAAGGTTCACACCGACCTTGGAAAAGATGTATTTAACAATTTTGTCCCTAATTACAAATCGTATGCAACCGTTGCTCAAATTTTTGGCGATAAGATCCCAGTTAAAAACAGAGTCTTGATGGAACAAAAAGTTATTGAAACTCTTACCTCGTCGCCATCTGTAAAGGAAGATTTGCAACCAGTGGATAATCTCGTTGTTAAATCATTTACAGATCGATTTAACGAGGAATATACTGATTTATTACCAGAACAAAAGGACTTGCTCAATCGTTATATTATCTCATTTAATGAGAACGAAGCAGACTTTAAACTTTTTGCGGGAACTGAACTTAAAAGAATACAAGAGAGTGTCCAAAGTTCATTGGATCTTGACGAAGTAAAAGAAGATGATGAAATGATCGAAAATACTAAACAGGTTCTACAACAACTTTCTGAGTTTAATGTAGCAAATCTAGGGGAACAACAGATATTAAAAATCTTGAAACTCCAAAAACTAGTAAGAGAATACGAAGACGATGCCAATAACGATTAAAATCGGTGACGCCGTTAAGGAAGAGTCAAAACCAGTCCAGGCTTCTATAGCCCTTCAGGTCAAGAAAACTCTTGACGGTAATCTTCTAATAAATGATCACGAGTATTTGGACATACTTATTAGTCCAAAAGAAAACAAGATTGTTACGATGCCCAAACCAAATGTTGAAAAAGATGTTTACGATTATCAAAAAGATTTAATGTATGATCTTTTTAAGGGTGGAGTAACTGATGCCGCTGCCCCTCGTGGGGGCGCTGTTTTTGGGATGGTAGAGACTGCTTATCCAGCAGAAGGCGATGTGGATACATTACAGGCGGTCCTCTTTCGCATCAGTGAGTATCTGAAGAGGATACAAAATTCGGAGCAGGTGGCTCACGAATATGATGAAAATATTGAAGATAGATTTACGGATCCAAACGCAAAGGATTCGACAGCGTATGGGGAAATTCCTCCTTACCAAGATACACCAGAAGGTCGAGCAAACGCAGCAGACCCAACCTACACATTTGCGGGATACGGCTACTACTACTAATGTCGTTAATCTATTTTGTGTTGTGTTCTTATGGGATCACACAAATACTAGCATTTGCTAAAATTTTTGACTCTATCCGCCCAAAGCACCACTTCTTTCATTGTCCAATGTGTATTGGCTTCTGGGTTGGTGTTTTCTTAATGATGCTTAATCCCTACACCGAACTATTTACTTTTAGTGTCAGTTTGGTGAACGCTTTATTATTAGGATCGCTTTCATCGGCTACATCATATGCGTTATGTATGCTCATATCAGATGGAGGCTTTCAATATGAACACCGAATTAAAGGGGATGTGGACGCAAAAGTGGAGACTAAGACCCGTAGCCAGATGCTGTCGTGGTAGTTGTACCGTGCGGGTAGCGCCCGCACTTAAAGGAGATTAAAATGACTAAGAAATATGTGCTTCAAGAGTTTATGAATTTGGATTACAGCGACGATCTTCTCACCGAAGAGGAACGTGAAGGCAATCGCAACGGAACCCATCTTATTGTTGCCGGAAAGATTCAAGCCGCTGATGCAAAGAACGGCAATGGTCGTGTTTATCCTCGCCCCATACTTGAACGAGAGATGAAAAACTATACAAAACTTGTTCGAGAGGGCAGAGCCATCGGCGAACTCGATCACCCAGATTCATCAGTAGTGGAACTTAAAAATGCTAGTCACGTCATCACTGAGGTTTGGTGGAAGGGTGACGACGTGATGGGTAAAATGAAAATTCTGAACACTCCAGCAGGACAGATCGCCCGTCAACTTGTAGAGGGTGGAGTTCAGCTTGGCATATCTAGTCGTGGACTTGGGTCTACTCGCCAACAAGGTGGAGTGACCATGGTCGAAGACGATTTTCAATTACTTTGTTTTGATTTGGTATCTGAACCAAGTACAACAGGGGCTTTCTTAGTTGCTGAAGGGCAAGAAGTAAAAACTCACCTAACCAAGGCCGACCGAATTAACAGAGCACTAAACGATATTCTGGGAGATTAGTCCGTGGCTGGTTACGGAGCAAAAGACAGTTCAGGAAATTTTTACTTTAAAGCTCTCGGCGATGGCGAGATAAAGCTTGGCAACACTTCTGATGATTTAATTCACGTCACAGGAACACTGGATGTCA